TTTGTCATTTACAAATATTGATGTAATTCCATTTATTTCACCCTCACTTAAAACAATCGCCATATATAAAAATTCATTATCTGTTCCACTTGTTTCTAAAAAAACAACATTACCCCCAACTCGTCTTGTTCCATAAACAACTGGTATAAAAGAATTAGAGCTAAATTTGTTTAACAAAACCCCCTTTGCATTTTGGTCGATTTGCATTTCCCCAAAATCAGGTATTTCTGGAATTGGATTTAGCCAACCAAGTGTGTCGTCTAATATATCACCTACAAAATCAACTGCATCAGTAACATAATCTTCTATTTGCTCTAAAGGATTCCAACCACCCATTTAAAGTAATCTCCAATTTCCACCCATGTTTTCAAAACCTAATTTATGAAAAACTTTATCAATACCTAAACCACTTGTGATTGATAAAACTATGGGTATTTCTTTTGCTTCTTTTTTTACACTATCAATTAATTTTTTTACTAATTTAAAATTTCTATATTTTTGTTTTATATATATCATGTGTATTTGAATAATTTTACTTGTTGCAAAAAAATATTCACCCTTTGTAAACATACAAGTTCCAATTAATTCATTTTCCTCTAAATCTTTTAATAATAAAATTTTTCCTTTTACAATAATTGAACTTATAAAAAAATTTAATTTATATTCATCAATGTTAGGATATTTTGCATCTGCTAAATCTGTATTTTTGTATTCAACCAATAAATCATAAATATCTTTTTTATCCTCTTTTGTTGCTTGATAAAAATGAATGCTTGTCATGGTCTGCCCCATTTTATATCTTGAACTGTTAATGCTGAAAATTCCATACCTTTGTCATCACTAAAAAACCTTTTTTCTGAATTATCTGTTGTAGTTCTTCCACTTGTTTTACTAAAATTCCCCCAATGTGAAGTTATTGTCAAAATAATATTTGCTGAACTTGTAGAATCATTTATTTTATATTCATTAATTGTTCCAAAAAACAACAAAAATGGGTCTGCAATAACTGCTAAACTTGAATTTAAAAAACCTCTATAAATATACACTTCTTTGTTGATTATATTCCCTGCTAATGCCAATGCTATATATGTTTGATCTACACCACTTAAATTAATTGATAAGGAATTTTGGGTTGGTTTATTAGTTTCATTTACACCAGTAATTCCTCTTAAATGTCCATTTGATAAATAAGTTCTTGATGTTCCTGATACACTTGAAACAATATCAAAACTTGCATTTGTTAGATAAACTGGTGTTGAAAATTCTAATTCAATTAATTCAACTGGTTTTATAACACCAGTGGCAAGCTCGGTTTTTACTGCACTTGTTAACCCTCTTGCCATTATAAACTCTCTATTACATCAAACTCATATCTAAATAATAGGTTTCCATCTTTGTCTGATTGTGTTGAATTAAACTCTTGCACATCACTTAATAAATGCACAGTAAATGGGATTGAGTCATAAGTAACTGAACTATCATCTGCTAATGCTTCCCTCAAAGGTGGTTCGATTGTAATTGTTGCTGAATTACTAGATGAAGTTACATCATCAATAACCATATAAACCTTATCATGTGCAAATTTTATTAAATCGCCTGCTTTTAATCTACCTGCTCCATCACCCCCAAAACCATCTATGGCTATTGTTGTGTCTGCAACAGAATGAGAACCATTTACTAATAATGTTCCAGTTTCGCTTCCTTGAGCATTTAAATATGACGGCATTGTAATTGTAAAACTTTCTAATCTTGACCTTTGTTTCATTATAAATGCCATAATTGGAGCAAATTCTGATCTTGTCATTGGTGGATAAGAAACAGTAAAACTAAATCTTTGTCCTTGTACTTGCCGTCTAAAAGTTTTTCCACTATCGGTTTCTGTAAATAAAGTTTTTTGATTACTTTTAAAATTTACTTGATTAAACCTAACATTTGGTAATGCTCCACTCATACTATCGCCATTCTTCCTTTTTCATTTACTGCACTATTAATAATATTGACTATAGCACCCCTGCTATTTAATAACAATTCATTGAAACCCCTTGCATCAACTGTACTTATGTTAAAGTTTACTGTAACTGGTTGGCTATTACCTAATTGGTGATTTGGTATTACATTTGAAGGTTTATCAGGAACAACTAATTCAGGCCCTGCCTCTCCAACTAAAAATGGTTGACCTTGATTTATTCTTCCTCCCAATCTACGGCCTTGATATTTAGTTGATGCTATTGTTGCAATTTGGGCTGCCCCTAAAGCTCCTATGCCAACTGCTAAAGGTATTCCAAAAGGCCCAAGTGCAAGTGCTTTTGAAACACCCCTTGCAGTGCTTATAACTGCATCACTTAAAGCTAATGCTTTGTTAAGTGCAAAAATTGTTTTATTATTTTGGCTTAATTCACTTAAAACCTCTCGCCCTGTTGCTTTTGTTAAATCCAAAACTTCGCTTTTTGTCAATTTTTCTAATTCTAATTCGTGAAACTGTTTGTTTTTTATTGCATCTAAATTTTTGTCAAAAAATCTTTTTCTTATTTCTTGTTCTTCTTTTGCCGTTCTTTCCACTAATGCCAGTCTTTCTTTTGCTCCCTCTTGTCTAACTGTTTTTTCTAACTCATTTAATTCTAATAAATGTGTTTTTAACATTTTTGCTTCTAATTCAAAATCTGATCCTTCTAAAATTTTGATTTCTGCTTGGTTTTTTAACAATTCTTTTTGTTCATTAATTAATTCTAATTCTTTTTTATGTTTTTGATCTAACAATTCTAATTCTGTTAAATTTGAGTTTTTAATATCATCTAACAATATTTTGTTAGCTTGTATTTGTTCTCGCATTTTTTTATGTAAATCAAATTTTGACATTTGTTTTGTTAAATCAATAGTTTTTTTAATGACTTTATTTTGTGTTGTGATAACATCAGTTCCTTTTTGTGTTTCTCTTGCTAAATTTTTTTGCTCATTTGAAACATCTGCTGAAATTAATCCCCATGAAATTAGTTTTTCTTGTAAACTATCCACACCCTTTCCTGTTAATTCCATCATAAAATTTAAACCAGCAAGAATTTTTGAAGATAAAAACCCTAATGCTTGTATCGCTGGTTCTAAAAATTCTATCATTCCTTTTAAATTATCGGTAAACCTTACAACTTCTGGTGAAACTTCTTGACCGAATGAATCACTTGTGTTTGCTAATGCTATTTTAAGGTTTGAAAATGCAACTGATAAATTATCTAATTTTTTTTCAGTAGCTCCAGCAAATGTTTCACTTAAACCCTTTTGAAGTGCATTTAATATTTTACTTGCACCTTCTGTTGTTTGACCAAATTTTGATAGCTCTAATCTTGTTACACCAATTTCTTTTTCTAATATTTTGAAAACGGGTATTCCCCTATCAGCAATTTGATTTAATTCCTCTAAACCTAAACCACCCTGCACTCCTCTTGAAAAAACCCTTGTCATAGCCTCTAACACACCTAATTGGTCTGTTGTAACGGCTGCTGTATCAGTAAAAGTTTGCAACAATTTTTCTGTTGGTTCAATTCCACTTGCTTTTAAAGTAATAAATGACCTTGACAAATCTTGTACTGAAAATTGAGTTCTTGTTGCAAAATCTGAAATAAATTTAAATGCTTCTTTTCCTGCTTGAGCTGAACCTGTTACGGATTCTAATGAATCTCTTAAATCTTCAAATTCTGCAGTTGTAGATAATATACTTCTTAATGCTACTGCTGAACCAATACCAATTAGTGCAGTTTTTAAATTAAATGCACTTTTTTTAACTTTATCTAAATTGTTTTGAAATTTGTTTAATGCCTGTTTTGATTTATCTTTGGCTATTATATCAATATTTACTTGTTTTGTTGCCATTATTTTAATTTAGACCTTTTTATTTCTTTGTCATATTCTATTTGTTGTTTTTCAAAATATGCAACCCAAATGTTGAACTCATAAACACTCATTTTTAATAATTCAGGAAGTGTTTTATTCAGCCTTTCTCCAACAGCAAGTAAATTTAAAAATTCTATGTCATTCAGTTTTTTTTAATATCTTCTTCATTATCTGCACCTAAAATAGCATTTGAAACTCTTGCAATAATATCGGTGTCGGCCTTTGTTTTGAATTTTAATTTATCTGCATCAGAAAACATTTTTTCATGGTCTTTTGTTAATGCTTTTGCAATTATCACATCAATTAATATATTTAAATCACCACTATTTGCACCTTTAAACAGTTTTGATTTTTCCAACATATTAAAAGGTTTAGAATAAATTGCTTTATCACCAACTAAACCCCATTCAGGCACTTCGATTATTTTTATTTGAATTTCTTCAAAATGGTTTTTTATACCATCAAAAAAATCAATTTTTTCTTCCATACTATTATACAGTTCCGATTGTTATTGCTCCATTACCTTGTAATGATACAGTCCTTGTTGTAATACCATCTAACGATACCCCAACTGACATTCCAGTAACA